TTGCGTTTTTAAACGAAATGTCCAGACGCTGGTGCGCCTGGACAAACACGCTGGACACTTTCCACAAGGTACCGGAACCTGCCGGTCGTTACTATAGATTGGGTAGCGTGGGTTGTTAACATAAAACGGTGTATCGCATGCCATTTTAGAAGCTAGGCGTGCCGTACTTCGGCATCTTTCTAATAGCCTTGATATTATTAAATATATGTCCGTAAATGTTGTCAACTGTTGGGTCTTCTACTGCAAAGATACGAGTACTAGGGTCACATTGAATAAATGAACCGTTAAGATTAGGCTCTGCTGCAAAGATTCTTCCTAAGTGCCAATAATCAAGGTTAGTTTTCATTTCACCTGCTACTCTGCTATTTAGGAATTTGTATTCTGCATAACGTGGAACATATCCAAATGTATCTCCACAATCTGTTCCGTTTGCGTAAAGTTCAATATTCTTTACTTCTTGTTCTCCAATATTTGCAAAGGTTGGCCAGAAGTAATCTAGTCTGTCCAATTTATGAAGTGAACGGTGTAGTCCTTGTTGATATGCGGTTTCGGGTGTTACTGATATAATACCAATAATCCATCCATGCTCTTCTACTGAATACTTGAACTCGTTTCCTCCTGATACTGAAATACCGTGACCTGCCATGTTACCTACTGGTAGCGTTGTTTCTGCTGTACTAAGTACCTCACTAATTACCATTCTACCTTTTGAACCGCCTAGATACTCGGGTCTTTGTAATCTAGCATCTGATGATTTCACACCAAAGTGTGCTAAAATACTTTCGATATAACGAGTTCCTCCTCTTGCGTTTCTTTCTAACCATTCTTGAAGTCTGAATGCTCTTCGCAAAGAGTTAATATCTGCTGCTTCGGCTGTACCATATAGTTGACTTGAGTTATCAACATTAAATCTTGTTCCTGTTGAAGAGCCGTCTCTTGGCTGACCTCCTCCGTCTGTGAAATTTGCTGCTCCTGCAAAATTGAGGGAGGTTCCTGATGTTGTTCTGTATACAGTACCACCTACGTTTTCATCGTAATTAATAGTTACGTCCCCGATTGGAATAGTTACTGCATCACCTTTTTGTGCCCAAGGTAAGCATGATGTGAAATAATCATGTTGCCATGCTCTAGGTTTTACAGATGCTGCTGCGATGTTTCTAAATGAGTTGTTAGCGCCATCTGTTAGAGTATCTATTACAGGTGCCTGTAAATTTTGGTCTCTGTAGTATTCGTTCCAAATTTTGTTATATGCTGCTAAAGGGAACGGGCTACCTACTTGGGCATCTGGGTCTGGAAAGGATTTTCCATTAAATGATAGTTGGGTAGGATAACCTAAATAATCGGCTAGGGATTTTACAGGAAATCCTAGTCCTGAATCATTATCAAATAGGTCTATTCTTGGTGGCTGTACATCTAAATTCCCTGTAATCCATTGTTCCCAATTTGGCCATAGAATTCTGTTTGGCACAAAGAAATAATGTGTTGTAACATTTACTTTGTGCATTACTGGTGCGATAAGAGGGGCAAATCTAAGCATTGTTTCTGTGCCTATTTTTACTTTGTCTCCTGGTACACACTCCATAAGACAGGTGGGATATAATCCACCCATTTTAAAAGACATTTTCACATCATGTGAAAGGTCGAATACATTGCTACCTACTTTAGGTAGCTGAACCGAATTAAATAAATTTGCTTTTCCCATTATAGTCTAATGCCTCCTCTTTGTACTAAATAAGTATTGTTTCTTCTGCGGCCGTAGCCTCGTTTTTTGCGGAATCCTCCGCGTCTTCTGTTGTAACGCATGGTTTTGTTTTGTTAAAGTTAGAAATATGAATTTGAGTAATTTGTAATAGACTTAATATTGAATCATATCTAGAAAGTATAAGACTTTCTGTTTGTTGATTTTGATTGGTACTTGAATTAATCTGTTTAATCAAGTTGTCCATATCTTTCTTCATTTCTGAAGAGGTTTTTTTAAAGTATGTCATTTTTTAAATAAGTCTCTAAATGATTTATATCCTTTTCCTAGTTTTTCCCCTTCTGATCTAAAGGTACTTTGGTCTCCTTTTAAGAATCCTCCAATATAATCTCCTATCCATCTCATGACCAGTGGGTCGTTAAAGTTTGCTCCCATTTGTGCAAACTCTGCCTGAACTCTTTTAAATATACCTTCTTGCTTTGCATTGTAAATCTGTTGTTCTAACATTTTTAATTGTGCCTTATCCAGGTCTAATCCTGCTGATGCTCTAGCAACTCCTATTACTGCTTGTTGAAGATTAGGTGCCTGCATTGCTGCTTTTCTAGCATTTTCATCATTAGTATATGCTATATCTGCTGCTTGCTTATCATTTGCTAAATAAGCGCCTCTTACTAATGCATCTGTATTTTGATGATATACGAAATTTTCTAAACCTTTTCCATATGTTCTTACGGCTTCGCCTTCAGCCTGTGCGGCTTTAAGTATTGCTTCTTGTTGCAATACAGTATTGGTTTGTTTTAAATTATCGTATTGAGCTTGTTTTATCTTTGTATCAAAGTATCCTTGTACAAGTCCTGTTCCAATTGAACTAAAGTCTGGAGTTCTAAATTGTGCTGATTGCACGTCTGGAGTTGATATATTTCCTGCAGGTTGAATTGCTCCTCCTTTGTCGTATACCATATTAGGGTTAAGTCCTGCAGACTTTAATCTTTGCATTTGTGCTTCTGGGCTGTTATATTGGTTTTGCATATCCCAGAATTTGATATTGTCTGCTTTTGTTTTCTCGTACATCTCCCTGGAGAATTCACGAGATTTTTTGTTTTGTTTTCCTGTGGCGTATGCATTGGCTCCGCCTGATAGCGCACTGATGCCGCCTGTTATTAATGCGGCTGTTGTTACTGGTTCCATTAACGTTTTTTTTTGTTTAATTTTCCACCTGCACTTGCACTCTCGCAGGCTTTCGTTTGTGTTTGGTGTCAATTAGCACTAATATATCAAGTAGTATTAGTGCTTGGCCTCCTCTTCGAAGGCCTGTATCCATTGCGCTTTTGTTTTTTTGCCATAGCGCCACTTATCGGGAAGATGAGAGGCAGTCCCTCTCATCTTCCCTTTTTTATAGTGTTGATTTTTGTTTATAGGGGGGTTACTGAAGTCCATTTTCTTCCTGTTTTTCTTCTACGAAGTTTTGTCCATCGCTCGTTTGCGGCTCACGTCCTTCGGCACGTGTGTGCTCCGCTAGGGAGGTTCTACTCTCGGCTATTTTCTCGCGAATGAATCTAGCATATTCTATGCGTTCTATTGGGTCCATTCTACTTACATCTGCGAATTCTTCGTCTTCTCCGTAATAAACGGGTGTAAAGGTTGCAACTGATTGCCCTCTGGTGTATCGTTCTACTAGTTCTTTTAATGACAAGGTCATGTCTGGAACTGTTTGGCTTGGTTCCATTGAAGATTTTACCTCCTGCTCCTCTGTTTTTATAATATAACTAAATGACGACCTAAATTTTATTGCGCCCTTCTCTGGCGCGTTTTTCGTGTGTTGTAATTCTGTGGGCTTTTCCACTTTCTTTGAGTTGTTCATATCCTTCCAAAGTTTGATGTTGTGTGTAATAATCTATTTGTTTTTGGTCTTCTAATTGTTTAAACTTTTCGGCTAATCTATCTGCTTGTTCTCTACGTTCTGGTTCTGTCCAAATCTTTTCTCTAAAATACCTGGGTAAGCTTATTTTCTTGCCGTCTTCCAATGTTATGAAATTTCTTTCAATATCTGCTTTATGATAGTTAATTATTTTTTCAGATAAATAGTTGATTCCTAATTTTTTGCTCATTAAACTAAATTCTGGCAGTCTATCATCGTTTTTGTGCGTTGGTATAATTTTACCTTTGTTAATATATTTTGCTGTATATGCGGCTGATGCTTCAGTTAGTTCTCCTATGTGTACATCTCCTTTGTCCCATGCTTTGTGTATTAGTTCTATGTCAGCATTAAATAAAATGATGTGATAATGAGGTCTAAATGTTTTACTGCCGTACTCTCCGGCTAAATAATATTTTATGGGCGTATGATCCGGTCCATGAAGTTTGCGAAGTCTCTTAAAATAGAGTTGAACGTCTCGTTTTTCCAGGGTAAGGAATCCACGTTTTGTAATAGGTACGTAACGGGTATCATAAGTAAGAGTAATGAAATGAGAGGAATTAGCATTTTTAGCTTGCGTTTTTAAACGAAATGTCCAGACGCTGGTGCGCCTGGACAAACACGCTGGACACTTTCCACAAGGTACCGGAACCTGCCGGTCGTTACTATAGAT